CTAAGTCCGCCTTCTTGGCTTCATACGCCTCTCGCAGTTCGAGTTTGTCTGTCTGGCGCAGGTCCGACTTCCAGATAACTGCAAACACGGCCTTGAGGTCATCAGGCGTCTTTGCGGTGTTGATGTTGGTTAGATGCTCATTGAATACTTTTGTCGGGTCCACAGGCCTTGCAGAAGGCTTGGGAGGGGCGTCAGCAGGCTGCTTGAAGTCGTCTGCCTCATCCTCGGAATAGACAAGCCCTGCAATGCCGCTGAGCTTTAGAACGACACGATCCTTGGCGCGCTTCTCAGCCATTGCCCAAGGGTAGGCGTTCTTGTTGTTCTTTGGCCCTGCCTCGCCCGTCGCCCATTCAGAGCGCGTCCCCATCGTTCCCATAACCACCATGGCGGCAATTCCGTCGATGCTCGCTGCCTCAATGATCTGGGGCATGGACCAAACGATGTTGGCTTTGACGGCGACGACCTCCAAAGCCGAATGCTTAGCGATCCATGTCCCTCGCTTCTGGGGTAGTTCCCAGAAATCGGAAGCATCCAGATCGTATTTGGCTCGAATAGCCTCAATTCGTGGGTCTAGCTGGCTCATTCAATGTGCTTCCAATTTATGCGGTGTACGATCTTGCCGATTTGTGAGCGACCAACTCCATACCGCATCGACAGAAAGGTTTCGGTGTGGCCACAAGCCTTTAGCCTGCGAATTTCCCTAACATCTGCCTCAGTCAGCTTTACGAGTGGGTGCTTAATTCCCCGACGATCAGCTCCGCGTCCTCGTTTGTGCATGTCCTGCGTATTCTGAGATGCCGTTCCAGTTTCTAAGTGGTCTGGATTAACGCACTGCGGATTATCGCATTTGTGCCGTACCAATAATTCTTCAGGAATTGGCTCATGAATGAATTCATAAAACCAACGGTGAGCTTTTACGGTTTTACCATTTACGGAGAAATGGCCATATCTTCCGTCCGGCTTGTTGCCCATCCAAATCCAACAGGCCCCAATCTCCGATCCAATTGAAACATGCCTCATGAACCGAACAAAGTCAGAAATTGGCATCATTTTGTTCGCACCACGATTGAAGGTTCGCCCTTCTTGACGGAAGCCCCAGGAATATCAGCCCCAGCATCGATAGCCGCTTTGATCGCTGTCTTGTCTGGCTTCTTCTCGAATTTGGCATATCCCTGAGGAATTGCCTCCAAATCTGTAATCTCCACACTATCGCGCCCCTTGGTCCGAGAGATTGTGGCTTCAGGACGCTCTACGCGCTCGAAGCCCGCAACTTCCATCAGGTTCATGATCAGCTTTGTCATAGCCTCTGCACGGCTCTCGTAGCGGTCTATGCGTAGCTTCATGCCGGTAGCCCGCTCCTTGGTCATAGACGCCATTCCTAGCGCCTCCTGACGATGATCAAGCACCTTGTCTATGATCTCGAAGAAGCCGGTTTCGCCATCAAGGAGGTCCATACGCAGGGCTTCGTCATCAGCCACTTCATCATGATATTCGGTGAAGAGGCGTTCGACCTGACGGGCAACCTCATCGGCGTCCAATGCGATGTACTTATTGCTCATTTAGAACCTCCAGCATATCGGCGCATGCGTTGTCGAAGCCTTTGAGATAGCTCTCGATTGTGCTACGGTTCTCGGTAAACGCTGGAACTGCATTCAAGCAGGATTGGTAGTAGTCAATCGTTCTGGCAATCGTGGCGATGCGCTGGCGTTTAGCCCAGTCGTTCCTAAGCCAATCTTCCTCGCGAACTAGACCGTCACTCATTTAATCCGCTCCCGAACCAACTGAACCTCAGCCTGTGCTAGTTCCTTGGTTAGCTGATGAAACTGAGGCGTTCCAACTTCGTACTTGCTCCGCTGGTGCTTCAGAAAATCAACGCTTGTCTCAAGCTGACGGACAAGCAATTCCTGATATGTGTGCATCTCTAATCATCCTCATTGGTTGGGTATTGTATATGGCTGGGGAAGTGGGATAGAAGATGATTGCGGCATCCCTCATCCTCCCCTGCCGCTACTTAGGTCCGGATTGAGCCGTAACGCTCTCCGGGCCTTTTCTTTTCAGGTTAGGTGTCGAGATAAACGGAATTTGCACCCATCGTCACCCACCAGCCTAACACCATCGTTACGTACTCTTCGGCTGTTTCGTTTTCACGAATAGGGAATGCCTTCAGAACTTCTTCTAGGCCGTCAATTCTATCCGCTGCGTCATCCATCAGATCGTCAGCCGCAGGGATGTTCCATATACGGCTATAGCCATAATCCTGAACTCCACGACGCAAATTATCAGTCATTTCACCCATCGCTAGAATCTTCCTTGTTGGCTTCATAAGTGGATTTTATTTCCTCTCCGAGTGTGGAGAAAGCTTTCTCCAGAAATTCATCACCTAAGGGTGTGATAGCTTCTAATACCAGCCTCTCGTTGGTCTCCCGAAGAATCCTAATTTCCTCCATCATCTTCTCCATCTCATCCGCAGCGATGTTTTCTAGAAGCTTGCTCGGATGCATGATAAATCGGTTGGGGTCTTCCTCGATGTACCGAGCCTGAGACCTAAGCCATTGAATAATAGCCTTCGTCTTGTTTTCGATAATTTCCGTCACGGCAGCACCGACGCCAGCAAGCACGAAACCGGCAGAACCACCACGAGGAAGACAGTCGCAATCTCTACTGTCTTGTGGCTTGTGTACCATTGGAGCTTGCCGTTGAAGTCGGAGCGGTAGGGCTTGGGATGGAAGGTCATTCGCTGACACCCCAGATAAGGATTCCGCCACGACCGGACGAGGTTAGGCCGCGCATCTGCGCAAGAACCGGAACAGCCCACGGGGATTTGTTGGCGTCAAGCCATACCGAACTCCCAAATGAACAACACAATGGCCTGCCATCACTAATGCGCATCAATTCCGAAGTCTCGTGCTCCTGCAGTTCAATCGGTCCAACGATCTTGTGAATGTACTCGGTCACGCCACATCCTCCATTCCAAATTCCATCTCAGCCCTTGCAGTGCTAGCCGGATAACGATCCCTGCAATAGTTCAGAAGCCGGGAAATAGCCGATGCTTCGTCATGGCTTGAGAAGTGCAAATGGACCTGACGAGCATTGTCGTCTGCCGCCGCGTAGGGAGCAGGGTTGCGCTCCCCAGCCAGTCCGTACATGGACGAACGAACCGGACTGCCAAGCACGGCTTCAATGATCTTCTTCTGTGTTTCGGTGTTCATGTCATACCTCGGTTTGTGTCCCTATATCGCCATATCTAAAATCGGCTGTCAACCAAAAATAATCGTTGACGCGAAAAAGCGTATGTGAGATGAATTGTGCACCAAAAAAGGAGGTAGACATGAAGAAGCCTAAGACTGTTTCACAACTGATGACCCGTAAGCATGTACTCACGGACTTCGGCAAGGCTCCCAAGGGCTTTCGTCGTCATAACTTTCTGCTGGTGACCGGAAGCGAACACACAAACTGCTGGGTTAAGACTAAGCCCAGTGACCACAAGGATGGCACGGTCAGGGAGTTCTCGTTCTGATGGACGTTCGCAAGCATCTTGCATCCCAAGCAAAGCCTACGCAGTCAGCGTGGGCTAAGAAACACGGGATTGCCGCAGCCTACGTCAGTGACGTTATCAATGGCCGCAGAGAGCCAGGAAAGGCCATCCTAGACGCATTGGGGCTTGAGCGAGTCGTCACCTATCGTCGCAACAAGGAACCTAAGGAATGAGCAAAGACCAAGACATGTTCATGGCAGGTCATGAGGTTGGATATCGAGCCGGGCGTGAGTTCGCAATTGAGGAGATGAAGGTCAAGCGTGTGTGGATGATGAAACAGGCATACGAGATGGGCTTCGAAGCAGGGATGACCAAGGGAAAATCATGGGAAGATCAGTACAAGAAAATACAGGAGGCACTAGATTCGCAACTCGGTGAGGACACCCCATGACCATCGAACAAGAGTCTTATCTATGGCTGGCTGCTGGCATGCTCATGATCTTCGGCGGCATCATCTTCGCCATTATCCTAGAGCATTCATACAAGGTACGTATGGAAGCGATAGAGGATAATACCAGGGCTGTTTATAGGGGGGAGATTTAGAATGGCTTGGGAAGGGCTGAGTTTGCGTAAAGTCCAGCGTACTGCCTTTTATGCTCCGACTGCCAACAGAAGCTTCCTGACTAGGAAGGGTGCCGCACACGCTGAGGCTAGTGCTTTGATCCGAAAGAAGTATCCTACGGAAAAGCCGGGATGGCAAGACTCACCTCTCGAAACTGGATGGCACTGGAGCCAAGATGAACGGCTTTGCAGGCTTCATGCCAAACTGTTCAAGATCATTATGAAGGTGTCAAAATGAGCGAGCAACCAACCGAAGAGCAGGAAATCGCTAATGCCGCATACACGTGGCGGAAGAAGGTTCAGTCTGATCTAATCGAGGCGTTTCGAGAAGTAAGTATTAAGCGTGAAACCGCTGAGTTCTGGTTTGAACGTTTCCGTCGAGCCTACGACCGTGAAATTGAAACCGAAGCTGCGGCCAAGGAAGCGAACAAGAATGCCTAAGGCCGCCATCACCATCGAAAGCGAGCATGTGCCCCCCGGGGTTAATTCTCTCTACGCCAATGTACCAGGAAAGGGGAGAGTTCGAACCGACAGATACAAGCAATGGCAGAATGCCGCTGGGTGGGATTACAACGGCCATGGAGAGGTGAAAGGGGAGTTTGAGGTCAGTATCACCATCAACCCCAAGAAAGTCCGTGTACGGTCAGATTTGGACGGGAGAGCGAAGGCTGCGATTGACGCCCTCGTAAGCCATAAGATCGTGGAGGATGACCACCTATGCCGGAAGATAACTCTTCAGTACGGAGAGTGCAAAGGGCTTAAGGTTGAGGTCTGGCCGTTCTTCCGTCCCCTCTAGTCTCCACTACCCCTATTAATAGGTAATAATTGGCTTGGGAGGGGGAGAGTGAGGCGTGACCGGCTTACTGCGCTAGAAATACGTTTCGAACCGCAAACTAGGGAACGCACCGGACTAGTACCCATAACGTCAAAGACGACGCCTCACATCTCCACCCTACCACGTAACTCATGAAAAGGAAATTAGGATGAGCGACGTTTTGTCGATCTTCAAACTAAAGTACGTCTGGCAACCGAAGGAAGATATAACGACCCACGAACTGGCTCTTTGTATTCCGTCACTCTGTCGAGCAATGTCTGTCGCCCCACTAGCCGCAGAACAGATGGTTGATGCTTTACCAGAAAATGCAAAGAGGCACTTTCTTCCTCCAAAGGCTTAGGAAAGGAAAGCCCCGGAAGGCGTTTAAACCAACCGGGGCGATGAAAAAGGAGATGAATATGTACCAGCATGAATGTCGAGTTCGCAAAGACGACAACACGCAGACCGTGATGGTTTCCGATAAGACCGCATTGGTTGGAAATCGCGTATACATGGGTCGTTCGTTTTGGACGATTGAGGCCGTGCATTTTCCGGCTGTCGAAGTGAAGACGGCTTTGGAAAAGCATGAGGCTCCCAAGCGGTTTCGCCCAAGAGCCTCGAAGCGTTGACGAGGATAGAATTCTCGTCTAAAACTGTGCTTATCTAAGGAGGCCTCAAGTCTCCCTCGATAGACCGAAAGCGGGTCCAGCGCGTTTCGGATAAGGCTATAAATATCGCAACCCTTAGTTAGTTGCAACAGCCAAGTCCCAACATATCGCTAGTTCTGCCCAAGGTCACGCTTAGAAGCTGTGAACCTATGGTTGAGGCTTGTCCAGAGACACCACACAGACTTACCAGTGACGTGCAGTGCCTACAACATAACCGGCTGGCAGACGGGGGACGTGAACCCGCTCAAAAGACGGCCATAGGGATTTAGCAGGCAGCGGTCCCTACGATACGACGAAAGTGGTGAGGTGCTAGGCCATAAGCCAAGCGCGTACCAGGGGGTGACTCCCTCTATAGCGAACCCGGGAGCTTCCGGAGTGCAAACAGTGTCGATAGTGTCGGTTGTGTTGAACTAGCCTCCAGAGAATACCGGAGATGTAAAGCCTGAGGGATACCTCACCCTACGTCTTCTGTGACAGGTGTAAGCTGAATTAGGAGAGAAGATTGTACAGAGTTGCTGCTTTGTTTGTGCAGGAAGGTGGTTGCTACTTCGGACTTCAAGAAGTGGACCCTTGGCCTATTTCTAGAGATGCCAGAGAGTATGATGGCCCATACCCAGTTGTTGCGCATCCTCCTTGCCAGCTTTGGGGTGCCCTAGCAGCGGTAAACCACAAGAGATGGGGTGGCGACCACAATAAACCGGGGAATGATAGCGGCACATTTGCGTCGGCGCTGAAAAGTGTAAACGAATACGGCGGAGTTCTGGAGCATCCGGCTAAATCCAGAGCATGGGCCGCGCACGGCTTACATAGACCTCAGTTTGGAAGGTGGATTAGTAGCGGGAGTGGATGGGTAACGGAAGTCTGGCAATCCGCCTATGGCCATCGAGCTAGAAAGGCTACTTGGTTGTATTTCCGAGGTTACGATCAACCTGCGCAACTACGTTGGGACAGAGTTGCGGGTAGCCATCAGGTTGGATTTCATGACCAAAGGGGCAAAGCAGCGAACAAGCCGACACTAACTAAAAAGGAAGCGAACGCCACACCGACAGCCTTTCGTGATGTTCTGATCTCTTTGGCAAAAGAGAGCGTTCGCCAGCCATGGGCGAACCATGAGGAGGTTGCATGATGAGCTTCGACACGTTCTGGCAATGCTATCCGCGTCGGGTGGCCAAGTTAGAAGCCAAGAAGGCCTACGAAAAGGCCCTGAAGTCAGCCACACACCAAGAGATAATGGCAGGCGTTGAGCGCTATGCCATTCACACCAGAAACACTGAACATCAATACATCAAACACCCTGCCTCATGGCTACGGGCTGGATGTTGGGAGGATGAGTTGCAGGACACACGGAAACTATCACCTGCATCAGTAGGATCGATATTCGGAAACCTAGCAGCCCAGATGGAGAGCGATAATGGCGTACGACGCATACAAGGTGACGAAGGCATTCGAGAGGCTTTTCCGCTCCTGTCGTTTGCCGCTGAACAATCCAAATGATGCGGAGGAGGGACAGAAACTAGCCGCCATGTATCTGGAGGCATGCGATGGGTACACGACCGGGGCAATTATCGACACGTGCGAGGATTTCCTGTTCGGTCGCGTAGAGGGCGTCAACAGAACATGGGCTCCGAATATAGCGCAGTTCTCGTCACACCTTCGTTCCGTCCAAAGCCATCTTAACGGCCCGAAGAGCATGCACAATGCCGCAGTAAGACAGATAGAGCAACGGGACCACGACGCAGACATAGAAGCTGCCAGAACCCCTGAATCCATGGCGAGGGTAAGAAGCATGGTTGAGGCTTTCGAGGAGAAGATCAATCCAAAGACACGAACGCCTGAGCAGGAACTAGCTGCCAAGGAGGCAATCAGGCGATCCGATCAGCACTTTGCGGGGGAGTTCCTGACCATTTCCGAGCAGGTGAAGATAAGCCGGACGCTGGCAACCAAGCTAGGAGTCCATATCCAGGAGGATGACGAATGCCCAGACTAAGACCTTACACCCCACAAGAAGGCGGAATGGTCGAATATCAGTTTATCAGGAGGATCGAGATGGGACAGAATACGGATTTGGTGGCCACAGGCGTTCATACAGCGGGTTTAGGCTCAACTGGCAATACCGGCCACATAAACCGAGCTTTGGCCCTCCTGCCTATTCCTGAGCGGCCTAGAGACGACGCGGGGCGATACGCAAAGCCACGGCCAGCCAATCACACGCCTGAAATGGACTATCCAATGGGCAAGCGGGAGAGGCAAATCCTGCAACTGGCACTTGCGGGGAACAAGCCCGAAATGATCGAAGCCGTTCTAAACCTCATGCCCGGAGAGGCAAAGAGGGTGTGGGAGAAATATGGAATTAGTGCTTGACGGTGTTGTCGAAAGGTGGTGTTGTCTACTCATAGGCAGATAGGAGAGAAAAATGAATTTGTACTCCGTATGGGTAAAGGGCGAACGGCTTACGACTGAAACACAAATTCATTCGGGACTGAAGATAAATGCTCTTCTCAAGTTTGCCTCTGATCGTGGTCTAAAAACAATCGACTGCGACGGCAAGCTAATTACTCGGAATGTAAATCGAGGGTACAAGGGGAGATGAAAAAGGATACGCGAAAAGGCGACCGTCACAGCCCCGGATATTGGGTCAAGTACGGCAAGATTCGGAGGGCGAGGGACAAAGAACGGCTTCTACATCTTTCCTCTCCAAAGCCCATCCCACAAAACACCATAGAGAAGGAAGAGAAATGAGCCGCATTAGATTTAGACTGCGCCAGCACGGGATGACGGTGGCCAGCGCAGACGGAGAAATGGCCGAGGCAGAGGCTGAAATCATGCACTATGCCAAGCAGTATCGAGAAGATGGGGAGGTGACGATCCAGCACAATGCTGAAGGTCACTGGAAGCGTTACGCCCTTTTGTGCCCTTGGCCTCCGCGCAACACCTAACCCACCCACTCAACTAGGAGGATGAGATATGACTGAGAAGACGGAAAGAGTGATGTATTCAGAAAATCACCCAATTTGGTTTCAGGCCAAGCAATACGATTGGGTTTCGCCTAGCAGCACCAGGACACCAGAGGATTACCCCTACAGCCACAGCGAGTATTACCTCTGGCGTGAGTTCGAAAAGGGTGATGGAACCGCAGAGGCTTATTACACGGATCGCATGCAGTCATGGGACGATGAAAAGTACCGCGCTGCAACGAAGGACAGAATGACGAACTGGGGTAGCGTTCCTAAATCGCGATCGGCTGCTCAGGAGGTTGTAAGGGAATATTTTGGGAAAGAGTTCGAATGCGTTGGTATTGCACAGAGCATGAACGTGTCTAACGGATATCCCCTTGGCGTATTCTATATCCGCAAGATGGGTGAAACCAAATGATCCGGCTGCTTCTCCCCCTTGCCATCGCACCAACACTCACGGCATGTGATCTGAACGATCTGATCAACCCCGGAGCGTCATCGAGAGCAGCTTACGAATATCGCGCTTCGATAACTACTCCACCATCACCCATCCAAAAGCCCCTACAATCAACAGAGAGCCCCGTACAGCCAGTTTCACCACCAGAACCTACCACAGTAGCAGAGATAGAGCCTATATCCTTTCCTGAGCCTGTGTATGTGCCGCCACCTCCGACACCAGAGTGTTTGTACGGTTTGTACATGATCTACGTCTGTGAGGGCGGTAAGGTCCGAATGCTATGACGATCACAATCACATCGCAATTGGCCTGCGCATATCTGGCCGGTTCCCTTTCTGCCGTCACAATCGGGTTTTGCATTTACTGTGTCAGGAAAGGTATCTGGGGCGGATTAATCATCATAGCCCCTAGCGCATTCTTTCACTTCGCACTGTTAATGGAGGCCTTTAGATGAGCAGCTACAACTACACCAGCCATCGCTCCAGCACTGTCTACACTCAAAAGCAGCGCCGGATTATAGACGTAACCCATCGTAAGTTCCACGTAAGCCAACTGGTGCGGAAATGAGTGATGAAAAAGTGGTTGAGGCCGCTATGGATTGGTACATGGCTCGTACTCGGTTCCTGAAGCTGCCAGCGGGCGATCCTCAGACACGCTCTGCTCTTGACGATCTTGCAAACGCGGAGGACGCACTATCAAAGTCAGTTAGAGACGGCGTTAGCCAGGCTTTCGCCCCTCCAAAGCAAACCTAATACAAGGATAAGGGGAATAGGATGAGTGGTCTGATTGAACGACTGAACAAGCGCATTGTGTGGTGGGAGTCCAGCAACCGCAACAATCGGCTTTATGATGTGTCTGACTGCGACCTCGACCAAGAGCTAGCCGATGCTTTAGAAGCCCGCGACAAGACCATTGCGGAGTTGGTGGAGGCTTTGCAATCCGCAAAAGAACTGGCAGACGTTATGGAGGGTTTGTGCTCAGGTAGGTCCGATGATGAGTGGGTTTGGGCCGCACAAGACAAGATTAACGCAGCCCTATCCCAAGCCCAATCAAAGGATAAGGCAGAATGAGCGAGATCGAATGGAAAGATGCGACTAGCTATAGCCAAGGGCAAAGAGGTAAAGTCGAGCCGCTGTCTTGGGAGTGCTATATCAATGGCATCCGTGTTTGGGTAAGCCAAGGCCACATAGCGTATCGTGGAGAATGGGTCGTTAGCTGTCGAGAACTAGGCATTGAGACTTCAAGGATTGGCCCGGCTTCTGCTGTAACGGCTAAGGAAGCTCAGCAGGCGGCGCTTTCAAAAGCATCTTCTGCGGCTTCTGAACTAGCCTCTAGATTGTTGGAATTCGCTTCTTTGACCCAGCCCCTATCCCCCACAATCACAGAAGGGTAACGAGATGAGCAAGCCTGATTATATTCCGCAGGACGTTTGGGAAGTCGCATACGATATAGCCAAAGATCGGGTTGTTCGTAACTGGTCGGTAGTTGATCAAGCGCAACAGATAGCCAATGCCATCCTTAACGAGCGCAATAACGCTGCGAAGATAGCGGAGGACATGCTGAGGTTCGCAGATACGACCAGCGGCGCCGATAAGGCCATCTCCCTAGCCATTCGCAACGGAGGCAAGTAAGGAATGAGCGAACGCATTGCAGGGACTTTCAAAACGTGGTTTGATACGACCTACAAGGGGATTTTCGATAATCGAACCATGAGCGATTTGAGTTTGGTGCGTAAGTGGTTGGCAACAAAGCCAATTTACCCACATTCGCGTCCAAAGCCAAACGACCACAAGGAATAGAACATAGAGTTTGAGGGGACTATGGAACTAGAAGACGCAATCGCATTTGGAATCCTATTCGGCCTGTTGTTCTCAGGCTTTGTGACGTACATGACCCTATTCGCATAGGGTATAGAGTTTGAGGCGGCTGCACCTATCCGAACGGATACAACCAATCAAAACAGCCGAGGCAGTGGTGAACCTTGGCCCGCCTCAAAGCCATCGCACCGAGCCTCCCTCCCTCGGTAATCCCACTTCTGATCGGTACGGTGGGCGAGTAGACCGATCAAACTACCATTTGCACTACCATTAAAACTACTGTATGTTTTTGACATGGAAGCGCCATTACACAAAGTTTGCCAGACACGGCATTGGTCAAGCCAGCCATGTCCGGCCATGAAATCGATGGCAGCACGGAAGGACGTGCAAGTCAAAGCCAAGGGCGGCAGCTTCGTGCACAAAGGCGAAGCCCAAGGCAATGGCGAATTGGTAGCTCAGTCGGGAGAGCGTCTGCCAGCCGGTGGAAGGTCTGGGGTTCAAATCCCTCCCGCAGCGGGTACTCAAGCCCCGCCCGTCGATACTACTCTAAGGCCAGGTAGGCCTCGTACAGGCTTCGACAAAGCAGCCTATAATCGGAACTACATGCGCAACAAACGCGCCCGTTCCAAAGCCTCCAAACCCATTCAATGATCTTAACGAGGGTGAAATGAGCGAAACAACGATAAATGGAATTCCTGCGGACCTATGGGACGAAACCCAACTGATGTTGCAGGAGACGTTAGACGAGTATGTGCCGCATTTCCTTACTCAGGCTGTTTGCAGAGCAATTCTGAACGAGCGAAAGAGATGCGAGCAGGCGGCATGGGATCACCTGATGGAGGTTGGAACTGGAGGGCTGGTAGAGGCAATCCGAAATGGCGCTGGAGGGCGAGATGAGCGATAGTGTTAGTGCTCAGGTTAAAAAGCTCGATAGTGCGATAAATTATTTGATCGTGGCGATGAAAGCGCAGAATATTCGTCCAGACCGAACCTGGTCTGCCGCGATAAATGCCCTGATCAAGAAGCGTGACTTCCTCACAGCCCAACCCACTAACCTAACAGGGAATGAAGAATGAGTTACGATAAGAAGGAATCCCAGTTCCGTAACGATCCGAATCCGTTTCAGCATGTTGAGGATGCTCTTTACGCTGAGAGCGGGCCAGATTGGTTCTTTGTCTTTACGCCGGATGGAGACCCGAAGGCGTTCAAGGAAAGCGAGTGGGATGAGGCATGGAAGCGCGCCTCTGTGAGTTTCGACGTGTTCGAGCAACAGTGTCGCATAGAAGGCGAGTGGCCTGAAGCTGTTGAGATGATCGCCATCTATGAGGGTGGCGATGATTTTGAGGACGCAAAAGATCGGGGGCGGCTTTGCGCATGCGCTATGTCGTTCACCAAATTTGGCAAGGTGGATTATAAGCTGACGATCCTTCCTCGCGATGACCAGCCAGACGAATTCCCGATACCCTTGGGGGCATATTGATGCTTCTAAAGCTATATGTTGCGTTTTGGATCATAGCGACGCCAATCGCCATGTATCTACTGCTAACCCTGTGATTGCCAAAGCCAATCTAAACCAATAACACCCAACAATCTGCGAGACGCATAATCAGGAGGATGAGATGGGCGGAAACCCGTGGAATGAACATAATGTAGCCGATGAACATATGCAGCGATTGCAGGGAGTAGCAACGGCTATAACGGCTATGGACTTCAGCAAGGATGGTTACGACTATCATGCTGGCGTCAAAAAGACCGTCGATATGGCAAAGCGTGAATCCATGGATCGCAGCCTATTCGAAGAAACCGGCATCAACCCAAGAGGAGAGGACTAAGGGGAGAACTAGCGGCGTATGCCGGATTGGTTGCATCAGTATGCTATGCGATTGCGTTCATGATCTTCGCCTATCTAGCCATGAGGTACATGTTTAAATGAGAACCCTGCCAGACTGGCAAGTAGCTATTCTATCGCTTATTGCCTTCCCGTTCATTGGGATTGGATTGATATACTGGACGGTGGTTGTGGGACGCTTTTTAAGCAGCGTGTTGCCATGCCTGTGCTGACAGAGAACAAGACCGATGACTGGCTATTGCGCAAAGGTCATGCGCACTTGGTCGAAGCTGCTAGAAACGGACATATCAGCTATATGACGGCCCTTCAGAGCGCAATTGACCCGCGTTCCTTGTCTCGGCGCCTATCCGATTGGGACTGCGAACGTAGCCTTGTAAAAACCACAGAACGCCATTAACATACCGGCATCTCTAAGCGTCGGAGAGATGTAATGGCCGTCAAGGTAACTATTGCTGACGAGTATGATCAGCAGCATACGACAGACAACCCGCTGTTCGTGACGCTCCCGAATGATCTTATGACAGACGGCGGGGACGGTCCAAACAGGCGCCTTCGGGTGGACAGTGGACAGACTGGCTTCTTCGCAGGCAGAGAGTTCCGCACCTATTACGAGTTCACCACTGACACGGTGTTCAAGATCGTTGTGCCAGTCAACGTCATTCTCTGGTCACTCAGCATCAACCTCCTTGCAGGCGAAGTAAGGCTAGAGACAGTCGCGGGCGGAACAGAGGGCGGATCATTCTCAACCATCCTACCAGTCTTCGGGCGCAACAACATGTCCGAACGCCCAGCGCCCTTCTATACCCCCGTTGTCTCCATCGCAGCAGGCGGGACACATACGGGCGGGACAGTCCTCGACATTCTCCGTAATAAGACAAGCGACAACTCAAACTTCGCTGGCGCTGTCGGCGTAAACTCAGGCGATGAGCGTGGCGTTGCGGCGAACACATACTACTTTCGGCTGACAGTTACAGGCACAACGAGCGGAACGCTCAAGGTCCATTGGGAAGAGCGCCCTTGAACCTGAATGTGAGCAGTGATAACTAACTGGTTATGACCAAGCTAATGGCAGTCTGAACCATGAAAAAGTTTCAACGAGATTCAAATGGCTAGAGGTGGCGCAAGAGAGGGCGCTGGACGCAAGGCCGGTGTTCCTAACAAGGTAAACGCGGAGAAGCGCAAGGCTATCGAGGAGAGCGGGATTACCCCACTCGATTACATGCTAAAGCTCCTGCGAGACGAAACATCCGACAAGGAAGATCGCATGTGGGCTGCCGAGAAGGCGGCCCCGTACATTCATGCGCGCCTTGCTGCAATCGACCATAGCGGCTCTCTAACCATTTCGCACGAAACTGCTCTAGAAGAGTTGGATGATGATCAGTGAGCGCGAGCGTCAGATACGCCGCAAGCTCCGAGACAACTATCCACACTACGCAGCCAAGTGTCTCAAGATCAGGGCCAAGGACGGAACGATTGAGCCGTTCACGCTCAACAAGGCCCAGCTTTATCTCCACGGTCGTCTAGAAGCGCAGATAGAGCAAACAGGCAAGGTCCGCGCTCTCGTGCTGAAAGGGCGACAACAGGGCATCTCTACATACATCGGCGGCAGGTTCTATCATCGCACCTCGCATCGTCGCGGCCTTCGTTGCTTCATCCTCACGCATGAGCAGGACGCAACGAATAACCTGTTTGGCATGGTGGAGCGGTATCATGCTCATTGCCCGACATTGGTTAAGCCATCAACGGGCGCGGCGAATGCCAAGGAACTGTTCTTTGATCGCCTCGAAAGCGGGTATGCGGTTGGCACGGCAGGAACCAAGGCAGTAGGCCGTTCGCAGACCATTCAGCTATTCCACGGCTCTGAGGCAGCATTCTGGCCCAATGCTTCATCGCACTTCGCTGGCGTGATCCAGGCTATTCCAGATTTGCCAGGGACAGAGATTATCCTTGAGAGTACCGCGAACGGCGTTGGTGGAGAGTTTCACGAGCGCTGGCAGCAAGCAGAGGCCGGTATCGGGGATTATATTGCTGTGTTTGTCCCATGGTTCTGGCAGGACGAATATCGCAGACCTGTATATAGCGACTTCGTTATGGACGCTGACGAGCAAGAGTATTATGATGCGCATGCGTCGAATGGCTTAACTCTTGAGCACATGGTCTGGCGCCGAAACAAGATTGCGGAACTCAAAGACCCGATGCTGTTCAAGCAGGAATATCCAGCAACAGCTTCAGAAGCCTTCCAGATGACGGGGCACGACAGCTTCATCAAGCCTGAATTGATGCTCAGAGCCCGCAAGAAAACCTGCGAACCGATTGGCCCGCGCATTGCTGGCGCCGACCCGGCTCGCTTCGGTGATGATCGTTTCGCGCTGGTCATTCGTCAGGGCCGGAAGATCGTCAAGAAGGAAAGCCGTCAGAAGATCGACGTTGTAGCTGGTGCAAACTGGCTTAAGCAGATCACTGACACGGAAAAGCTTGATCGCGGCTTTATCGATGTGGGCGGCGTTGGCGCGGGCGTCTATGACCTTCTCGTAAGCTGGGGCGAACCCTATTCGAGCGTATGGGTGCCAATCGACTTCGCAGGCACTCCGCAGCAATCCGAGATTGTCCTCCCGTCTGGTGAGAAGCGCCCCGGCCCATTCAATCGCCGTGCCGAGATGTGGACGCGTTCTCGTGACTGGCTGGACGAACCGGGCGGCGCCGATGTTCCCGATGAAGACGGCATTCAGGCCGACGCTTGTTCTCCTGGCTATCACTACAATGGCAACAGCTATCTTCTTATCGAAAGCAAGGAGGCAATGCGCAAGCGCGGCGTTCGGTCTCCTGACGAGTGGGATGCTGTGGTGTTGACCTTTGCAGAGCCCGTTGCACCGCGTCGGAAGCGTCCGGAAGTCTCATACGCATCTGGCGGGTGGCTCGGATGATAAACTCTCAGTCCGAACTAGAACGCCTCTTCAAGAACGAATGGCGCAAGGTCATGGGAACGACCGTGGGGGATGGCTATCATCTGCTCAAGTTCCTCCGCACCAGTGCACGACGCCTCAAAGCGCACTTCGATATCGCTGGATGGCCGGAAACCGAAGCCGATATTCTCCCATACATTCACAGGACGATAGAGCGCTATGGCTAAGGAAACCAAAAAAGAAAAGCCACGTAGGGATGACGATATTCTGTCTCGCGCCCGCAAGTGCTTCGACCGTGCCGAAGAGCATGAGCAGGATAACCGGCTGGCCTATCGTGAAGATACGCTGTTTGTCCGCGCTCGCGATCAGTGGCCTGCGAATATCCGCAAGCAGCGTGAGCTAGAAGGTCGTCCTTGCCTGACAATCGATAAGCTTGGTCCAGTTGTGCGTCAGGTTGTCAATGATGCGCGTCAGAACAAGCCATCCATCAAGGTTCACCCTGTCGATAGCTTTGGCGATCCAGAGACGGCAGAGATCATCAATGGCCTGATCAGGAACATTGAGTACACCAGTAACGCAGACGTTGCGTATGACACGGCTGTCGAGTGCGCAACTGGTGGCGGGTTTGGCTATATCCGCGTTGGCATCGACTATGCCTATGACGATAGCTTTGATCTCGATATCACGATCAACCGCGTAGCTAATCCTCTCAGCGTGTATGGTGATCCCAATTCTACCGCTGCTGATAGCTCGGATTGGAATGACGCCTTTGTCGTGGATCGGCTGTCGAGAGAAGAGTTCAAGCGCCAGTACCCAGATGCGGTTGTGACCGATTGGGACAGCGATGCGTGGACGGAAATCACCGGTGACTGGCTCAATGAGGATGGTGTTCTTGTTGCTGAGTGGTGGACGCGCGAACCATCGGAAAAGACGCTAGTCAAAAGCGCCGATGGCCGCACCTTCAACGAGAAGGATTTGACCGAAGACCCCGACCTTGCGCTGGCCTTGGAAGCAGGACTGATTACGCTTGACGTTGATCAACTCGGGCAGCCCATTCGGCGCGTCGTCAAGTGCCACAAGGTTATGCAACGCATCATGACGGGGGCGGAAGTCCTGTCGGAGCGCGAATGGCCCGGTAAGTACATTCCGGTTATCCCTGTTTATGGGGATGAGTTCTGGATCGATGGCAAGCGCTTCCTTCGTAGCCTGATCAATGGCGCCAAAGACGCGCAGCAGATGCTTAACTTCTGGCGCACCTCGGGAACCGAACTGGTCGCCCTTGCACCTCGTGTTCCATATATCGGTGAAGAAGGTGCTTTTGACGTTGACCAAGAGCGCTGGCAGACCGCGAATACCAAGTCGCACCCGTTCCTTGAATATACGCAGGGCAAGCAGCCTCCAATGCGTCAGCCTCTCGATGGTGGTGCAGCTGCTGGGGCGCTTCAGGAGGCCCTTAACGCCTCGGACGATATCAAGTCTATTACCGGCATCTATGACGCCTCCTTGGGCGCCAGATCGAACGAAACGAGTGGTCGGGCTATCATGGCTCGCCAGCGTGAGGGTGACGTTTCCACCTTCCATTTCATCGACAACCTTTCCCGAGCTATTCGTCATACGGGCCGGATCATTATTGACCTCATTCCGCACGTATACGACGCTCCCCGCATTGTTCGCGTAATCGGAGATGATGGGTCGCAAGAAACCGTCAAGGTCAATCAGCCTACCCAAGTCATGGATGAGCAGGGAAAGCCCAAGGTTGATGAGTTCGGCCAAGCAGTGATTGCTCTGCATGATCTTACGGCTGGCAAGTATGATCTTACGGTTTCGACTGGCCCGAGCTATACGACACAGCGGCAGGAAACCGCTGATCAGATGATGCAGCTTATTCAGGCCTATCCAGCAGCGGCTCCGCTCGTGGGTGATATCCTGGTGAAGTCGCTTGATTGGCAGGGCGCTGATGAGATTGCCGAGCGCATCAAACGCATGATCCCTCCGCAGGCTATGGGCGAGCAGGGTATTCCCCCGCAGGTCCAGCAGTTGCTTGAGGCGGGCAAAGCCAAGATCGCGGAACTGTCTGCCGAGAACGAGCAGCTTAAGCAGGGTGCAGCTATCGATATGGCGCGCATCGAAGCGGACAAGGCCATAACCGCCGCGAAACTCGCAGCCGATGAAGAAAAGGCCATGCAGGAAATCGCCATGAAGGAGCGCATCGCTCAGGCTGAGATTGATAGCCGCGAACGAATCGCCCTTCTCAACGCCGCATCACGCCGTCCAGCAATGAACGGGTTCGATACCAACGCAACAACCTAAGAGGATTGCACTTATGCCCGACGAAATCGCCCCGCTTCCCGAACTGGAAACAGCAACCCTGGAAGTTGTGGTAGAGCCGGAAGTTGAAACCGAAGCCCCTTCGAGTGATATCGAGGAGGTCGTTCGTCCCGAGGACGTTGACCCGGAAGACAATCTTGAACCAGTTGCCGAACTAGAGTATGTAACTGTAGAACGGAACGGGAAAACGTTTCAGGTGCCCAAGGAACTCGAAGGTGAGTTCTTTATGCAGGCTGATTATACGAAGAAAACCCAGACTGTAGCCGAACGAGCCAAGGCACTTGATGAGCGCGAACAGCAGCTAGTCAAACAAGCCGAAGTCAGCGAGGCGGAACTAGACGCAAGGGCTGTGCTGAAGGGCGTTGCTTCCGAGCTAGCTGAATATCAGAAGCTCACCGCAGCGGACTGGCAGGCTCATCTACAGAATGACCCCTACGGCACTCAGCAGCATCGTTTGCGGTATGAGGCCCTTAGGGACCAGAAAGCGGAACTGGAAGGCACTATCCGCACCGCAGAGACTCAGCGGACTGAGAAATCGCAGCAAGATTTTGCCAAGCGAGTTCAGGAAACCCTTGAGGCTGCTTCGACTATCATCCCTGGCATTACCGCCGAAACACGCGGGCCTGCTATTGATAAGCTGGTTAACTTCGCAAACTCCGAGGGCATCCCGGAACAAGTGCTGAAGGATAACTGGAGCCCAATGCTCCTTAAGCTTCTCCATAAGGCCAGTATCGGCGCGCAAGCCATCGCAAAGCAGTCTGCGCCTAAACCTGTTCTGAAGCAGCCTATAGCGCCTCTCGCGACTGTCAAATCCGGGTCTAGCCCGGAGGTATCTAAGTCACTGGCTGACTTGGCCGACAGTAACGACATGAGCGCCTATATCGCAGCCAGAAAAGCAGGCAAGACGCGTTAACAAGGAAAGTCCTAAATGGCAAATACTACACTTACCGCGAGCATTATCGCCGCCGAAGCAATCTCGATCCTCGACAACAACCTTGTCATGGGCAATCAGGTCTTCCGTGGTTATGAGGACGAGTTCGACAAGAACATCAACGGCTACAAGGTTGGCGATACCGTCACCATTCGTAAGCCGACTGATTTTCAGGTGACTGACGGCGCCGTCATGGCCGTTCAGGATGCTGTCGAAGGCTCCACGACCATTGTCGTCAACAAGCGCAAGCACGTTGCCTTCAAGTTCACCTCTCAGGACCTCACCCTCAAGATCGGTGATCTGTCTGAGCGCATTATCAAGCCTGCCATGGTGCAGCTTGCCAATCAGGTCGATCTTGATCTGATGAACCTCTACAAGGACGTTCCGAACTGGGTGGGCACTCCCGGTCAGGTGGTGAACTCGTTCGCTGACTACGCCCTTGCTCCCCAGCGCCTTGACGAAGGTGCGGTTCCATTCGATGGCCGCTCTTCGGTTCTCTCCCCTGCCGACTATTGGGGCATGCTGGGTTCGCAGACTTCGCTCTACATCAACGGCGCGAACCGTGACGCTTACCGTGACGGCTCTCTTGGCATGATCGGCGGCGTTGACACCTATATGAGCCAGAACGTCCCTGCCCATACCACCGGCTCGGATATTACCGGCACGGTCAACCAGTCGGTTGTGACTTCCACGATCACCTATGCGGCGGTCAAGGATACCAATCAGCAGACCATTACGGTGGCTTCGCTCAACGTCAATCCGGGCGACGTATTCACCATTGGTGCTCTCGGCGCTGGCGTCTATGACGTTAACCCTGTGACCAAGGCGCAGACCTCGTACCTGAAGCAGTTCACTGTGGTTTCCTATAGCTCCAATACTTTGGTCTTCTCTCCGGCCCTGATCTGGACCGGCGCGAACCAGACTGGCGCTGTGGTTGGTGTGACTGACCTCAACACCCTGGCTATTACCGGTGTTGGTTCGAACTCGACCTCCTACCGTCAGAACATGGCCTTCCGCAAGAATGCCTTCGCTCTGGTCATGAAGCCGCTGGTTGCCCCTCCGGGTGCTGTCGAAGTCGCTCGTAAGTCGTACAAGGGCCTCAACGTTCGCGTGATCCCGGTCTATGACGGCGTGAACGACGAGAGCGCTTATCGTTTGGATATTTTGTACGGGGTAAAGGCAATCGACCCACGACAGGCAGTCCGCTTCAGCGGTTCGGCATAAAGCCATGAAGAGGAAGTTTACACTGCTCACGCTTAAGCCGGCTGTTCCAACCCTGACGCGAAATCAGGTCCTGGCCATCCGCAATAGTGGGCAATCCGCATCCTTCCTCGCTACCAAATACGGTGTCCCGGCTGAAGTCATCCGGGGCATCCAATCCCTCAAAACGCACACTCTTTGAAAGGTAGCCATCATGGCAAAAAAGCAGCTTTCTGACGGTGGTCCTGACGGCACGGTTCTTGGTCAGACCTCCACCGACAAGGTGGGTTTCTTCGGTACTTCCACCCCTGTAGTTAAGCAGACATGCACTCTCGCGGCTGCTCTGACTGCTGGCACCACGACCCCAGCCAATATCGCGGCTGCTGTCGATGAAATCCATGCCGCACTCTCCGCAATGGGCCTTATCGCCTGATGCTCGTATGCGTGGGCATTCCAACTATCGACGGTAAGGTCCATGCGAATACCTTGGACTCCCTACTAGCTGACACTCTTTTGGGTCACTTGCAGGGGGTCCATTATCTCGTAAAAAGCGAGATGGGCTGTTCGCTCATCGGCGCCGCCAGAAACAAACTGGTCAAATGGTTTCTAGAGACAAGTCAGGCAGACTGCCTTATATTCATCGATAGCGATATTAGCTGGAAGGGCGGAACATTGACCGCACTCGCAAAGCGACCTCAAGACGTAGTAGGTGGCACATATCGCGCTAAGTCCGACGATGTGAAATTCCACGTTCGCGGTCTCCCTGAACAGGTTGATGACCTGATGCGGGTTGAAGGCCTTCCGGGCGGCTTCATCAAGATCAATCGCAGTGTCTTCGAACGCATGGACAATGCAGAGCCCTACACGACTGATCAGGGCGAAGAGATGCGCAACTGGTTCCCCAATCAGGTGATTGACGGGAGCCTATGGGGCGAGGATTACGGCTTTTGCAGGCTATGGCGCGAGAAGGGCGGCGAAGTGCTCCTGGACCCCGCTATTCAGCTAAGACACCACGATGGCTTCAGGGCCTATACCGGCGATCCGCTGGAGTGGATCAGGGAGCAGGTCAATGGTTGAAATCCTGCTTGGCTGTGGTTCGAACAAGACCAAGAAGCTTTATCTGGACGGTGATGATCAGTGGCATGATCTGGTAACGCTGGACTTTGCCGATACGCATAAGCCTGACACGGTGCATGATCTGGCCGTTCTGCCCCTTCCATACCCAGACGACTACGCGACAGAAATGCACGCCTATGATGTGATGGAGCACATTGGGCAGCAAGGGGATTGGCGCTTCTTTTTCGATCAATGGTCCGATATCTGGCGCATTCTTAAGGATGGTGGATTGTTCTTCGGTATCTCCCCGCACCACACATCGCCGTGGGCTTGGGGCGATCCTGGGCATACGCGCATTGTTGGACCTGAACAGCTAACCTACCTTTCCCAGCCCAATTACGATCAGGTCGGAACAACGCCCATGACGGATTATCGCTTCTGCTATGAGGCTGATTTCGATCTCGTCCACTCGTATGTTACGGATAATGGGCAGTACATCTATATCCTGAAGGCCATCAAGCCTTCTCGTATCAAGCGAGGCTAAGCCATGGCTTTGGACAATTATAGCGATCTACAGGCCTCGGCTCTCGATTGGATGGAGCGAGCAGGGCAGTCGGGTAAGGCTCCTGATTGGATCAAGCTTGCAGAGGCCAAGCTAAACCGTAAACTCGGCGCCGTTGAGGTTGAGGCTACCTTGAGTAGTGTAGCCGCATCCCGGCTCATTGATATTTCGTCACTCTCGATGGTTGAGCCGATTGCGCTGTTTATCGCGCCCCCTAGTGAGGATGAGCGGGAAATCCAGCCGCAGGCAAATGGTACTTATCCGCTTGCTGAAATCACCGAGAGTCAGCCCCGTATCTATTCGATTGTCGGGAGCGACATTCAGTTCGACCGCATCGTTGATCAGGTCTATCCATTCCGGTTCATCTATCGTGAGCGCTTTGCTTTATCGGATGCCGTGCCGACGAATTGGCTGCTGACAAATCATCCTGACGTATACCTCGCTGCAACCTTGATGTGGGGCGCCGGTTACAATCAGGACTGGCAGAACGGGCCGGTTTGGAAGTCGATGCTTGATGAGGCGATCCCGGAAATCCAGCACACCATTTCGAAGAACAAGCGCGGCATGCTTCGGGTTGATCGGGCTATTACGATGGTCAACCGCCGTTGGTTCTACGGTAATACGGACTGGATTCTCTGATGCAGGTGCCCTTCGGTCCATACGCGCCAGATAGGGGGGTAATGACCCCCGGCATTCTCAGGACGGCTAACAACGTCCTGCCAATCCCTGATGGCTATGGACCAGCCCCGACTATGGTTCTTCCGGGTGGTGGCGATGCATTGCCCGATGCTCCGAGAGGGATGGTCACTGCTGTCAAGCGCGATGGCACAACGCAGGTCTTTGCCTTCACCTCGTCATCCCTTTACTCGCTAGAGGCGGATTACACATTCCTTGAACTGGAGACGGGGTACACCTGCACGCCGGGCGATGACTGGTCTGCGGTGCAGTTCGGTGATTACCTGCTCTATACGAACACGACTGATGGCCTCTGGGCCTACAATATCGAGTTGGGTGGGGCTGCGGTCTATATCGCAGACGCAGGCGATCCCCGGCAGCTATTCGTCAATGCCAACATGGTCTTTGCGCTCGACTGCAAGGATAATTCAGGCAATCGGAATAACCGCCTCATTCGCAATAGCGACTTTAACGACCACACGGACTGGAAGAACGGCTCTTCTGATCAGCAGCCACTAGAGAGCGGCGCGGAGCTAATTGCCGGTGTACGCCTCAAGGGCGGTGCAGCTATCGTATTCCAGCGCGAAAGCATGCGGGTTATCCAGTTCGGCAATGCTGGGGGTGGCGCTCTCTACTCGCTTCAGGAGGTCGCAGACGGCAGAGGTTCGGTTGGGGCGCGTTCAGTCATCGGCTTTGACGGCGTGGTGTATTTCCTCTCCACGAATGGCTTCTGGCAGTTCTCCTCTGGTGGCCTAGTCCCTATTGGTGATGGGTTCGTGGATAAATACTTCCTCAACCTCGTCCCCGCGTTGGAACTGAAGGACGTTCAGGCAACGATTGATCCATTCCGCAAGATCGTCATTTGGCTGCATCCGGCCTCGGATACGGTGCTGGGTTATAATTGGGCGCCTAGCGTTACCAATCGCTGGTTTACATGGACAAGTACGGCAACATACCTGACCCGTTTGGCGACGGCTGGCTATACCTGGGACTCGGCTGGTGCGATCTGGGCAACATGGGACGATATGCCGGAAATCGCCTTCGATGATCGTTTCTGGCAGGGCGGTGAACAATTCCTTGGTGCTCTGGATAACAACTATTTCCTCAACACCTATTCAGGCCCGAACGCAGCGGCAACGATCCGAACCTCTACGCAGCCTAGCCCCGTTTCTGGCCTCATTACGTGGGCAACGAGCATGGATGATTGCCCAACCTCGACACTGACGCTAGGTGTTTCGGACAGCCTGTCAGACGGGATTACGCAAAAGACGCCGGAAAGCAAGGTTGCGTCTGGCCGCACTCCATTGCGCGGAAGGGGAAAGAACATTGATTTCGAATGGAACGCCCCGGCTGGCGCTACGTGGTCCTATACCTTCGGCGTTGACATGATCGTCGCAGCAACGGGAGGCCCGCGCTAATGGCCTATACAATTCAAGGCGGCAATGTCCAAACCCGATACACCAAGCTCACGACCAATACCGTTACGACCATCCTTGACGGTGGGCAATCGGGTGCAATCGTAGTTGCGATCTATGCAGCGGAAATCAACGGCTCGACGCCTACCCTGACAATTGACCATTACGATGGGACCACGACAACCTATCTGCGTAACCTCAAGGCCATGACGGCTCGGGAGGAATACAGCCGCGATATCATCATTGTGCTGAAGGCGGGGCAGTTGCTCCGGGCGACGGCAAGCGCGGCCAACCAGATTGATATCTGTGTGACGTACATTCCGGGCGACAAGGCATCGAGAGGGAACAGCTTCTGATGATCCTCAAGCCCATCCCCATTAACCGGATCACAAGCGAATGGGGCAGCATTGTTGACGCTCTATATCCAGCTTTGCGGCAAGACCCATCATTTAGCGTCCAAAGCCTCTATGACCGGCTGATGATCGGCTATGCATGGGTTATCGAAGCTACCGAAGGCGCTGAAGGCTATTGGGTCATTTCCCTTGATATGGATGGGGACGATCTAGTTGCATGGACTACTGCCCTCGTGGGTCGAATTGAGGGCGGTCCTAAGCAGAGGCTCAAGACAATGCGGGAAGGCGTAGAGATGCTAGAGCGCATATTGGTTAACGCAGGTGTGCAAGCGCATCGGATTTGTGGTAGGAATTGGACAGCCGTGTTGCCCCACTATTTACCCTATGACGGCGCTCGCAACGGTTTGGAGAAAAGGCTTTAGATATGGGCGGCAATGTAGATACAGGATCACAGAGCACCGGCCTAACCAATCCGGCTATGCAGGCGGCTGCAACCACGATTGGCAACCAGCTTAATACGCAGCTTTCGACGGGCGTCAGGCCATTTACCGGCTCCCTCGCTCCTGACCTTTCCAGCGCGACTATGGGCGGTGTCAACGCTCTCACCAACAATCCCAACAACGCTGCTTATGGTCAGGGCATTACGAACGCCATTGGGCAGCAGGCTCAGATTGCGGCTGGCAACTTCGGGGCCGATCCAACTCGACAGCGGCTCATTGATGATGTGAGCACCAATACAAACGCCATCCTTCAGGGCTCAGGGCGCTTTGGCTCTGGATCACATGAAGACGCTTTGATCAATGATGTTGGCGGCTCGCTCGCTCAGTACGATTACGGGCGTCAGCAGCAGGCGTTGCAGAACCTTCCGAACCTCTATCAGGCTAGCATGCTCCCAGCCGGTGCACAGCTTCAGGGCGGTCAAATCCTCGATGCGCAGGCACTTGCCAAGGCCACTGATGCGGAACGCCTGTTCGATGTGACCAACAACGCAGGCTGGAATACCCTCCAGCGCGGCGCGTCCGTGTTTGCTGGCACCGCTCCGACTTCAGGAACGACCACCACGCAGTCGCAGCCCTGGTGGAAAGTTGGCACAGGCTTGGCGGCAACTGGTCTTGGTTTCTTGTGAGGTCCTAAATGGCACGCGCTCCCTACTCTGCTCCCGGCCTCCTTCCATTTCAGAACCCCGTATCGGATTGGGTAGCGCCGCGTCGTAATGCCCTTCTCGGTCTTGGTGCGGGCCTGTTGTCTCCTAACCTTGGGGATGCTGCTTCGGGCGCCGCTCAGGGCATGGCTCTGGATCGTCAGTACGGTCAAGAGCAACAGGACTTCATGCAGCAGCAGGAAGAAACCAACGCCACTAAGGAATGGCTGCGGCAGCGTGGCCGTGATGATCTAATCCCCCTCGTTGATGCAGGACAGGGCATGTTTGCGTTGCAGGAGGCAACTAAGGTTGCCGATCCTGGCTCCGGCCTTATGAGTGTTGGAGGGAGCCTCTATAACCCCGCTGATGGATCTTGGATTACGCCCCCGGCAGATGCAAGCGGTAGCGGTCCACGAGTAAGCCTTAGCGGACAGTGGGGGCGCGATGCTCAGGGCAATCCGGTTTATCTTCAGCCATCCGACACTGGCGAGATGATCCCGGCCCGCACTCCTGAAGGCGTTTCCCTTCTTGGGCCTTACGACCTCAATGCTGATCGCGCTGCCGGGTCTGTGTTTGGGCGTGGAACGGGTAGTGCTCAGTTTGATCTTCCTGCCGCAGCACTGACAACGCAACAGACTCTCTCCGCAATCCAGTCTGTTCGTGATCAGGCAAAGGGCATGGAAGAGCAGTTCGGCAACATTCTGGGCGTTCCCCAGCAGATGCTTCCGACCATGCCACAGTCGGAACGAGCCAATTTCCAGATTGAGACAAATCGCCTTATCAATCGAACCTTCCTTGAGGCGCGTGAAGTGCTTCGTGGCGGTGGACAGATCACCGACTTCGAAAGCCGCAAGGCTGAAGGCGCTATTTCGAACCTTGAAGAGGCAATGGCCCGAGGCGATAAGGCGCTGTTTGAAAAGTCGCTTACGGAGCTTGAGCAAGCGGTGTCTGATGGCTACGCCAAGCTTCAGGCGCAGGCTGGTGCAATTGGCGGGTATGGCCAAGCGCCACGTCCGCAACCAAACGGCGGCACGACCTCTAGCGGCGTTCCTTGGAGCATTGGGCAGTAAATGGCAAAACTCACAATCGGCAATCAGACTGTAACGGTTGGCGATGAGTTTCTTCGCATGTCTCCCGAACAGCAACAGGCCACGGTGGACGAGATTGCGGCATCGCTGGGTATTTCTGGGCAGACGCCAGGGACCGCAAACCCATCGCCCGCATTCAACGATGCGCTATCCGCAGCCTCTCAGGCCTCTCAGTTTGCATCTGGACCAATTGCACCGCGTAGTGAGCCGCGAGCGGCGCCAACAAACCTCGAAGGCTCAATTGCAACGACGCTGGCTGGCATAAATACGGTTCCTGTTGTAGGCCCGCTGCTTCAAAATACATCTGACGCCATTCTTGGCGCTGGGTCTGTTCTGACTGGCGGAGACTACGGACAAACGGTTGAAGGGCTTCGTCGTCGTCGCGAAGAATTGGCAAAGGGCAATCCTATCGCCAACCTTGCCGGTTCTGCCGCAGCTAACTTAGCCGCATTTGGGGTTGCTGGCGCCCCGCGTGCCGTTGCGCAAGGGCTTAGTCCTGCTGCCCTCACGCTGGCAGGTGGCGAGACGATTGGTTCAACTGCCCTTGGCGTCACTGGATCAACCGGCGCGCGTATTGCAAGCGGGCTTGGCTCTACTCTTGGCCTCACGGCGGCGGACAATATGGTTCGGGGGCAAGCGCCTCTTGAAGCGACCCAGAATGCTGTTCTCCCGGCCTTGGTTGGTGGCGCTATCCCTGCTGTAGGGGCGGGAGTTCGCAAAACCGCCGAAGGTGTAGCAGACGCCGCCACGCGGGCGGTACAGAGCCGCATGACCTCCAATGCACTACAAGGCGCCCCAAACGCAGCAAGCCTGCGCAGCGCTGCCAGCAGTATGTTTGATGCTGCTACCGGTGGGACGCCGCTCGCCATCAGTGACAACGCATATTTCCGCTTCCTTGGCGATGTACAGCAGTTTGCCAACAAGCTTCGCATCAACGCGGATAATGATCCGCAGGCGACCGGCCTTCTGTCCACCCTCATGCGAATTGCCGATGAAACTTCTCAGGGTGTGGCAATCGACATGAAAGACCTGCACCTTATTCGTCAGCTTGCCGGTAAGGTTGCAGGCAGCGCTCAGGGTCGAGACGCCGCTTTGGGTTCGAAAGTCGTTTCCGAATTGGACAACTTCATTCAGTCGCTGAAGCCAGCAGACATTCTTGGAGGCGCAGACCCTACGCAAGCGGCCAACAGCCTTATGCGAGGCATCTCGACGTGGAGCCGTGCTTCTAAGGTTGGGCTGATCGAAGAAGCAATTCAAAAGGCTGAAACCTACAAATCCGGCATGGAAAACGGTCTGCGCCTTCAGTTTCAAGCCCTTCTTCGCAATCCGTCAACTCGTAAGCTATTCAATGCGGCGGAACGAACCGAACTCGAAAAGGTCGCGAATGGAACGGCGGGCTCTAACCTTGTTACGCTCCTGGGGAAGTTTGGCTTCAGCAATAGCGGAGCGCCGAACTGGATGGGTGGCGTAGCTGGCGTGACTGCTGGTTCTATGACGCCACTCGGACCAATTGGTGGCCTCCTCGCAGCCGGTGTAGGTGCTGGTGCACGAAAGGCTAGTGAAACAATGGGCGTTAATGCAGCCAATCGAGCCGCTCAGGCCGTTGCTACGCCCAATCTTCCAATTGCAGCACCTATCCCCGTTCCGCAGTCGCTATTGAGCGGCATTACCGCTGCCGAACTGGCTGCTCGCGGTGCTCTTTTGGGTGGAAGCTAGGAAATGGTTCGATACCAGCCCATAAATGCAAACAGCAGGGCTAGGCAGATAATGCCAAACCACCACTCGGCTGTCTTTCGGTTGTTCATCTGCACGCTCTCATCCTCCGTTGCCCGCTGTGGGAAGTGGTGTAGATCAATATGTGTCATACCCACGTTACTTATGAAAGCCGTCATTTCAACCATTAAGTGTCATGTGCGTTACGAGGGGGTTAATTTTGGACGAGAAATGCGTCGTGGTATGTCATGTACGTTACCGTTTGGTGTCACCCATGCCACTGTGTTTTGATTTCATGAAGTCCTTTGTCGGCAACGGATCGAACCCGTCACGATCATCTCTGGCCTCGGTAATTCGATATTCTGTTGCTAGCCTGACTTTCCGGTTGAATGAGCTTCCGGTGCAGATGACCAGAAATCCTGCCTCTACCAATTCCCTCAACGCGCGGGCTCCGGTGTTATGAGAAGCATTGATCGCATCGCCAGCGTCACGACTGCTCAAGGCCAGCATGCCGTTATTGCGTCCGTTGTATCGCTTCTTGATCTCAATGTAGACGATCCGGGCATTAGGCGTCAGGGCCTTCCATGCCGCGCATTCGAGCAGGTAGTGCTCAAGTTGCACCCAATGTTTGGCGCCGTTCGCTCGCTTAAATCGGTCTTTACCCATAGCACGTCCTTTTCGCATGGCTTGCGACGGACTACTGGCTCTTTGGGCAATGATGGCTTGAAACTAAGCGGATCGGGTGCTAGTTATAGCCTCACTGGACGAAGTGGCTTTCGTCAGTCGGCAGGTGGGGTCGGGAAAACCGCCACTTGCAACAACCCCCATACCACGCTCTCGCTAATGGTTAAAGCCCTCGACGCTGTAATAGGCGTTCGGGGGCTTACGCCGTTGGTCATTCGTGATAAATCTGCCCTAGCTTGGGAAAACGTCAATGGCCACTGAACTAACTCCGTACCAGCGTGACATTCTTATCCGCACGGCCCTTGGTGAAGCTAGGGGTGAAGGCGTCGAGGGTATGGCCGATGTTATTCAGGTCATTCTCAATCGCGCCAATTCGGGTGACTTCCCCGCCGATCCTGCTGCTGCCGCTCTTCAGCCTAATGAGTTTAGCGCCTGGAACCCGACAAGTGCAGGGGGAAACAACCCTAGCCAGTTCTCCACCAGCTCCGACACCTATAAGAGCGGTGAGCGAGCCCTTGATCTTGTTCTGAGCGGAACGCGCCCTGACTATACGGGCGGTGCGCTGTTCTACAAGACGCCATCGGTTAAGTCGCCTTTCCACGATAGTCAGAACAAGTACGGGACTATCGAGCGTAACGGCCATCTCTATTATCCAACGCGCCCTGTTCCTCCCGGCGAAATCCCCAATGTCGTCGCCAGCCTTCAGGACACGACGCCGCCCCTCCGTGTGGCTCCTACGCCCCGAACCATGTCCGACGATCTTGGACAGATGCGTGACCCTCGCATGAGCGCATCGGCTCAAATGGCGCAGGTTACGCCACTTCCGCCTCCTCTGCCCCAGCGCAGGCCATCAGCGCCCGATATCGTCACCCCTTCCATGGCCGCTGTAAATGCGCAGCGTGGGAATGTGAATGCAACTCGTGCTGTCGATATGATCGCGGCTACGCAGAACGCCGTCACGCCACGTCTCACCGCAGACGGCAGCAATATCTACTCGTACCATATCCCGGATATGACGCCGACAACGGTAACGGGTGGCCTTGGCTCCCTTACACCTTCCCCCGCTCGTGTTCGCCTTCCTGAACTCCCGCCGTCTAATATTGGACAGCCTCCAACCACTCGTGTTGTGCAGTCGGTTCCATTCACTGCCAGTTCTATGCCCAACCCAACTTCGGCACAGATCAATGACGCAGCACGCAGAGCATCGCTTACGGTCACACAGAGCAACGTAGAGCGGGCTTTGCCATCTGTGCCTACTGCCCAGCAGGCCACAGCGGTAACGGCTCCCCAGCCATTTAATCCACGCGCCAGGGATTCTAACTATGCGGCGAATACGGCTCTAGGTGAGCGCGTTGCAACGCAGATGGCTCCGGTATTCAATCAGCCCGGTTTCATTCCAAACCGCCTAGTTCCAAACCCGATTGTCCAGCCTAGCTTCGTACCGTTGAACCAGCCGCCTATTCAGGTTGTGCCTTCTCCTATGTCTGCCGTGCCTTTGCCGCGTCGAAGGCCAGATATTGCGCCCATGCGCACCCCGCAGGCTATGCCACGGATGGCCGCACAGTCTTCGCCGCTCAGGGTAACGGTAAACGGTGCAGGATCGTACAGCGCCCCCCGTCCCCAGCCCATGACGCCTATTCAATCGCTGATGGCTCAGGGAATGTCTCAGGCACAGGCCTATAACGCCCTTACGCAGCGCGCCCCAACGCTAGAGGATAGAATTACCGGACGCACAGGGCTTTCGTCCTATAGCGGCAGCGCTTCTAGTATTTCGGGCTAGGAAATGTTAGCAATGAACACATCAAAAGCGGTGGTTGAAAATGACTGAAATAGCCGATCTATCTCCCACCGATTCCAGCAATACGAGCATCAGCGGGTTTTCGACTGAGGGCACGATTGCAAACATGTCCACGATGGATAATGTCATTCAAGCCACGCTTGGCATGATTGGCCGGTGGACTTCCAGTGACACGATTGCATCCGCTACGACAACCGACATTGGCGCTCAATCTGAAGCGTATCTTACGGTATCCGGAACGACCACCATTACCAGCTTCGGAACGGTTCGTGCCGGTACGATCAGGTATTTGCGCTTTTCTGGCGCTTTGACACTCACCTATAACGCGACCTCCCTTATTCTCCCCAACGCCGCAAGTATCACAACTGCGGCAGGAGATGTTGCCGCCTTCGTGTCGGAAGGTTCTGGAAACTGGAGATGCCTTTTCTATTACAGGGCCAGCGGCCAGCCGGTAGTTTCTCCGAACTATCTACGGAATCGCTCCGTCAACGGTGACAAGCTTGTTAGCCAAGAGAATGGGCAGACCTCCGGGACGACAAACGGGCGCTATCTGTCCGACCAGAACTTCATGAGCTTTGTCACGTCAGCAGGCACGATTACAGGCGTCAATGTTCAGACATTGAGCCCTGCTGGTGGCTACCGTGACCGGATCACAATTACGGTAGCTGACGCTTCCCTGGCAGCCGGGGAGTATCTCAATTATGCAGAAACCCTCGAAGGCTCGAATGTACGAGACCTTAAGTGGGGAACCTCTAGTGCAGTGGCCGTTGTGGCGCGACTAGGGTTCAAAGGCCCTGCCGGAACCTATGCCTATCGGCTCGGAAACTCTGGGGCCACGCGATCCTATGTCGCCCTTTTCACAATCTCCGCTGGCGAGGCAAATACAGACGTAGTTCGTGAGTTCGCTATTCCTGGAGACACCACGGGAACATGGCTCGCGACAGACGGAACTGTCGGTATTGTTCGAGTCATAACCCTAGCCGCCGGTAGCACCTTTCAGGGCACAACCGGATGGCAGGCGGGAAATATCTTGGGTACGTCTGCTGTCTCGAATGGCATGGCGACAGGCGGAGCGGTCTTTGAGTTCTTTGACGAGGGCTTTAAGGCCGATCCCAATGCGACCGGATCGTACGGCCCGTATGAGGTGGGTGACGTTAACGCGGTGTTCCGTCCCGAAAGGTACTACAAAACAGATACGTTTACCCAGCGCGTTGGCGCCGCAACGGCGGCGGGCAGGCCATCGACGGTATGGGCGGACTTTGGGCTGGAAATGGCGAAGACACCAACCATGACGCTCACCGCTAGCGCGGCTGCTGTTGGTCCACAGGCCAGCAATGCATCGCGAAAGTCTGTTACAATCACGGCGTCTTCGTCACTTAATGACGTTGCAGCCATCTCCGCTTATGTGGCTAATGCGAGGTTGTAATTGAAGCACATCACTGAATACGGCGCCATCTATAACGACCCTTCAGCCGCCGCTACTAATGTGCAGGCATTCAAAGACCTTATGGCTTATGCGCAGACAGGGAAGCCTGTCAGCATGGAGTGCGAGGGCGAGACGCTTTACGTCTGTCAGGATGGCTCGAATGCATGGGCTTTCCTTGTTCCTAGCAACGTCGATATCCATTGCAAGAACACTAAGCTTAAGCTGGCTCCCGGCGCTAGTTCTTGGACTCGTCTCCTATCCATTGGCAAGGGATATTCCCTATCCGAAAATATCCGCATTCGTGGCGATCTAAGCCTTGATGGTTCAGTACCTGAAATCGCATCGAACAATAACGAGCATATGCACTGCGCCTTCATCTTCAATGTGCATGGGCTGGAAATTGACGAACTCATTGCCTTCAATGCGCGGGGTGATAACGTCTTTATCGGCGGGGATAATGAAACAACGCAGTTCTCCGACAATATCGTCATTCATCGGCTGAAGGCACATACGGCGGGGCGAAAGAACCTTGTCTGGCACTATGCTGATAGGGTGCATATCGGTACGGCAACTCTGGATAACACGCAGGGCGGCGCGTCCCTGTTTGGTGGAACTCCCGACGATACAGACCGCCATTGCCTCGATATCGAGCCCGATGATTATACCGGATCGCGTCGGTTCACAGCAAACATCGGCTATCTATCCATGAAGGGGTCGGGGCTTGATGCTGGGTCATCTATCAAGGCAGTCGATTCCGATGACTTTAAACTGCATGTCGGAAGCCTCAATCTCGATTTCGTCGCTAACGGAACAGTGGAGCCGTGGATTCATAATGGCGGCATGATTTCTATAGGGTCGATGAATGTCCGAGGGTTGAATAAGCCCATATCGCCGGGACATGGTGCAAAGCTCGTTGTTTCAGAAGCGACCCTTAGCGGCAATGTTCTGGGCAGCGGTCTGCTCAGACTGAAGGGTACAAGCCCCAATAAGCCATCTGCGCGGTTCGGTAATCTCAGCATAGAGAACGTTGGCCATTATGCTGTGCAGGTTCTTGGCGGCGATCTGGATATTGATCATCTACAGGCCCGCTCTCCTTCCGCACCGATCGTTGTCAATGACAGCGCTGTTGCGAACCAGGGCGTGGCGTCCATTGTTCGGATTGGACATGCTCACACGTTCAACAGCGGCGATAGCAGCGTGGTTTCCTTGGTTGGCAAGGCAGGGATCAAGAGTTGCGTGAATATCGGAACGCTCACCGTTGAGGATACCAGAACGGTAAAGCCGCCTATCGTCTATGTGAATGATACGGCCATTAACGCAAATCTGAGAGTTGGCAAGATCAACAATATCTCAGGCATGACGGAAATGTTCTATGGCTACTAGAAGCCCAAGAGGAGAGTAGATAGATGGCAGGGACTATTTACGATGTGGCAAGAGCCCTACAGGGCGGCAAACTCGACCAAGAGCAGGTTGAATCTCTCAACGCCATCCTAGCCGCTTGGGAAGCGTATGGAGACGGTGATCCCCGCAAGCTTGCCTATGCCCTAGCCACGGCAAATCACGAATGCAACCTACGTCCCATTGTCGAGAACCTGACCTACACCAGCGCCGCAAGGATCGCTCAGGTATGGCCTAGCCGGTTCACGGTAGAAAGCGCCAAGCCCTTCGTCAAGAACGCTCAGAAGCTCGCTAACGAGGTTTACGGCGGGCGTATGGGCAACGATGAGAAGAATGACGGATACACGTATAGGGGCCGTGGTTTTGTGCAGCTAACGGGCTATGCGAATTACGAGAAGTTCAACAAGCTCATTGGCGAATTCCTCTCTGCGCATCCCGATCTAGCCAAGCGCCCCGAATACGCTGCCCGCATTCTCATTGTTGGGCTCATGAAGGGGATGTTCACCGGCAAGAAGCTGGCTGACTACATCAACGCGACCAAGACCGATTACATCAGCGCCAGAGCGACCGTAAACGGCGATGTAAAGGCCAATGGCGCAAAGATCGCTGGTTACGCTGATAGGTTCGAGGATGCACTAACTGAGCCGGTTATTCCAAAGTCCATCGAAGAGTCGTTCATTCCAAAGCCAGTTCCGCCCCTTGCGGAGCCCGCCAAGCCCGTTATCGTGCCTATGCCTACTCCTGCCCCATCTTTGTGGGATCGCCTCTCCTCGTGGCTCCGTGCCCGTTTTGCATAAAGGACTGACACTATGAATCTCGGTACTATTCAGCAGCTTGTTCGTATCGTTCTCTACTCCGCTGGTGGCGTCTTCTTCGGTTCCGGTGTGGCCGATGGTGACCTGTTCCAGCAGGTGCTTGGCGCGTCTGGCGCTATCGTAGCATTTTTCTGGTGGCTCGTGTTTGAGCGCAATCGCCTCGAAAGCAAATGAAGCTCTCAATCATCCTATCCCTGCTCAAGATTGTGACAGCCATTATGTCCTATCTTGAGCGGGAGCGCTGGAAAGCCGAAGGAAGGGCAGAGGTCAATGCAGAAGCAAAGAAGGCCCACGATGAACGGGTTGCTCAAGCTAACGCTGCTCGTGCCGATGCTGATGAGCTTAGTAGCCTGCACGTCGCTACGGACTCCAGGAACCGCGACAATCTACGTTAGCGACTTCTGCGACATAGCAAAGCCGATAACCTATAGTGCCTCTCTCGATACGCCGGAAACGGTAAAAGAGATCATTGCTCACAATGCCGCTTTGGATGCGGTTTGCTAAAAATGGCGGTTCGAGTGAACAGTACGGCCTTTGAATTCGTTGCAGCCCTAGGGATCAAAGCGACGTACCTTGTATTCTCAACTTTAGCCGCTGTTATTGCCGTGCTCCTAGATCGAAAGCGCTATACGTGGTTCACAGCCATCCTTGCCATCATTGCAGGGGCGCTCGTCGCCATCCTTGCAACTGACCCAATCGTGTCGGTTCTAAACCTGCCAGAGAACGCCGCACACGGCATTGCAGGGGTTTTGGGGATCACCGGACGGAACCTCGTGGTATGGATGAACAAGGCCTCAGAGAACCCGCTGAAGGCATGGAATGAGTGGCGGAAGAAGTGAGTAGCGCTCTTGAGCAAGTTAAGGCTTGGTCTGCTCCTGCTCTCCTAGCCGTAGTCTCCACCATGGCGCTGTTCATCTGGAATGTTCAGCAGGGACGCTTGGAGACGCTAGAGGGAGAGGTTGCAGGATATCGCGCTACTCTTGCGACCATCACCGAGAACCAACGCAATTCAGCAGAGAGCCGCGTTGATTTCCAGACCGCTACCACAAGCCGGTTAGATCGCATGGAGGATGTGCTTATCGAGTTGTCGAGCAATATCTCTGCATTGACTGCTGTACAGGCAGAACGCAAAGCCCCGGCACGTTAGAACCGAGGATCATACTATTCGGATCGGCGCCATTTAGTGCTATAGGCAGTGTAGCCCATAAAACCGGTAGAGCCTTCTGAAACCTGATAGCTTTCCATCTTGAAAGCATCTCGTAGGTTCGACCCTACACCCTTCTCTTCGTGAAGGTCACAGACTTGGTTGATGCGAATGCTCATGGGAACGATAACGTCAGCACGGCTGTAATCCGAGCCAGCGCTTCCAGATTGCGAATTACGTGGGTTTCTGCAATGGCCCCAAATCTGACTGAAGCCGCTGGACCACATGCAGTTCTCGCATGTCTTTTCATCGTCTCGTCTCATCTCATTCCTCCTAGATACTCCCCATCCACTTCCCTACCCCTATCAAAGCTAAGGAGATGAGGAAGAGAAGGGATAGGCCTTTTAGTGGTGGGCGGAAGGTTAGACGGCTCACTTCTTCTTCGCCGCTTCTTCCAGGATTCGCTTAATACGCTGTTCGTCAGCCCGCGACTTTGCTTCCCAGTCGATTGGCTCAGGCTGCTGACCAAGCCATGCGTTCAGGACGGAATTTACAAGCTCGCTCATTTCAAATCTTCCGGAGATATCCCGTCCATTTCTTGTTCTAGCCTGCACAGAAGCCAATAGATCGTTTCCATGTCAGTTAACGGAACCTCCACAATGTCGGTCCACGTCGATCCGTCTCCATAAGATTCCTGTCGTGACGGATATCCAACTAACCTGATCTGTATCTCTCGTACTGTCTTTGCTATAGCCTTTCGGTCTTTCTTGCTTTCCCTCATTTCATCATCTCCATCCTAATGGCCCGTCTATCATCTGGACCGAATACCGTTATCTCTACTTGTGTGCGTGGCTTAGATCGTCTTTTGGCTTGGGATAGAAGGGCTAGGAGCCATGCGACGGTCATTTCCACTTCCTCCATGTTAGGCGAATAGGCCCAAGAGCCATTGTCGGAACATATCCATATCGTTCGCTGAAGAGGGTGTTACTCGTCCACTTAATGTTTATCTGCCCCACGAAAAGCGGAATGCGGAGTATGCTGTAAAGACCACTCACTTATCCCTCCAATGCGTGGGCGTGTAGTAAACGTACATCGCCCCGTCCGGCGTCCACCAAAGATTGCCTTTTCGGACAAGCGCCTGTTCGTTTCGAGAGCCTTTATCATCCTCGATCTTGGTCATAACCTCGACGCCTTCGGGCGCCAAGTACTGCCATCCATCGTGCGTTTGTTTCCAACCACTCATTCCCATTCTCCTACTGTGATGTTGTGGTAGAGGGCTGGGGAGGGGTAGTGTCAGCTTGTCGATTGGCGCCCAATACCTTATCTGCATAATCATACGCAGCCTTGTTCAGGAACGGGCGACTATCGGGGTTTTCTTGGCCCCAGCGATACCCGCGTTCGTAAGCGGCACGGATAAGCTCGAAGACATATTCCTCGTCAAATCGGTCCATAATCTCTCTCTTCCTCTATCCCTAAGTGTGGGGGATGGTTTGTTTTGGCTGGGGAATGGTCAGACGATACTCCTGCCATTCAGCCTTGCCTTCTGCGTATTCGGACAGTGCAGCGCGGGCAGTTATGACCTTCTCCTCTTTTTCTGGGTCCCAATGCCCACAATCGCCGCAACCTGCCAGATCAACGTAATGTTCGGTCATAATTTGAAGCTGGATTGCTAGCTCATCCATAGATTCCATCATCGAATCCATCCCTTGAAGAACCTGCTCCATCCCCTTCTCTAGGGCGTCAGAGAAGGCCTTGATTTTCTCTTCGTCGGTCATCAAATCCTCCATCCGCATCTGAGCGCTTCAGCCCTAAGCACATCCGCGAGTGGCTTATTATATGCCTCTAGGGCTGCTAGAGTGGCTAGAAATGCAAACTGAGCTTCGTTCATCGCCTTTTTCATTCGATTGTATTCTGCCTCGTTGAAGGCATATTTGTCCTGAACGTAGGCCTCTACCTGTTTCAGCACTTCCTCGTTCACGTTTGGCTTTTCCACCTTCTTCTCTTTCTACCTTAACTGTCCCTGAGTTCGGGGTCGGTTGCTGGTGATCAAGGACTGTCTTCCCCATGCCCGAAAGCACAAGGAGCAGTCCAGATCGGGTCCTTTTCTGTCCCTTGAGACGGAGTTCGGAGCTTACGATCACGCTTCCGGCGATCATGCCTTGGCGCTAGGGAGTTGCTTCCAAGGGACGATCCCCTTGCTGACACCCCTCTCCCCTACGGACTGGGTTTGCGCCTTGTCAGTTCCCCCTGGTTGCGCGGCAGACGTAGAGTGACCCAGTGGGCACTACCATCAAACAGAACAGCGCCATGCTGTCCGTCACAGGGGATTTACCCTGTCTCTACGAACCTTGGCGGATAACTTTGTGGGGTAAGCGCTTGAACTTATGGGCCATGTGTGGCATTCAAGTCTTACCAAACGCGTTCATCCCGCTTTGGTCATGGTTGAGGGCCTGAGAAACCGCTCAACTGAATTCCACTCTACGCCGTCACGTAGAAATTGCAAGCCCCGGTTGCTTAAATGCGCCGGGGCTCCTTCATTCCTAAGCCCCTACCTTCCCAGCCCCCAATCCAGCACTAGCAATAGCCACTGTTAGCTCAAGATCAGCCTTACGTTCCATACGTCCTGTAATCTCCTGCTCCATGCGTTCCTGAATTGCAGCCTTGTCCCTATTGGCTCTTTCGGTAATGGAGAGGATATCGGCTTCCACAACCTCAATCTCGGATAGTGCATCCCTCATCTGACGATCTAGCTCAGACAGCACAACAGCGCTTTGGAGCACGTAGGGCTGGCGAGCTGGCTGTTTGGCCACTGCTGGACCCGGAACAATCGTAATGTCGTCAGTGGCTTTCTCTGTGGGTTTGCGAGCGGTCATTTCTCTGTCTCCGGCAAAAGCATGTGCATTAGAATACGAATGCGCTGTTGAACGTCCGCTACGGCGTAGCACCCATAATCTCCGCCTCCTCCTGAAAACAGCCGTCCCATCTTCTCGACTAATTCGTCAACTCTCTTCACATGGTTGAGCGATGCCATTCGTTCAGTGTACTCGTCTATTGTTTCGTAGTGATATCCGGCATACGGATTGCTCATCTCAATTCCCTCACGTTTTCGGATGCGATAGATATGTGTGTGTTGAACAGTACCGATCTGATGCTGGCAGAGCGCAGAACAGATGCGTATCGTTAGGTCCATTCAGGGGCCATTTGCATTCCCCACGTCCCAACTTCTCTAGCGGCACCGGATTGCTACCCTCCAAAGCCTCCCATGCCTTAGAGCGCTGGAACCGATAATCTGGCTTCATGCTAGGGCCATCAATCGACGCCCTGCGCTCCACTACCTTCTCAATCACAACATCAGGCTTTGGAGGCTTACGCTTACGAACTGGTCCAGATGATTTAGAGCGGCTGAGTGACCCATCCATTTCCCTATGCCTCTTGGCTTTGCTTTCAGTGCGTTCCTTTAGTCTGCGAGCCCTTTCGGTAGCTCTGTAGTAAGCATGTCCATTCGGATGAGCGCCGAGATTGAGACGATTGGCCTTTCCAATGACTGCGTTCTTCTTCCCTGGTATTCCGAGTGCGTCCGCTATTTGCAGGGCCGAGTATCCAATGGCCCACATTTCCTTCAGCTTGTCGATGCGCCCCGGAGATTCCCAGTCTACGATCTTAGGGTTCATTCCTTTGCTGCCTCCATAGCCGCCGTGAACCATGCCGTTACCCAATCCTCATTCATCACAGCATCCTCATCAGCTTCATAAATTTCCAGAAAGGCTTTCGCCCATTTACGAGGGTTACTGCCTACAAACCGCTTAAGCTGTTCCGTGCTCATGTTTCGAAGCGAAGGCAGTGGCATTGGAATTACGTTGTTGTCGTCCATCATTCCTCTCTCTTCCTCCATCCTCTGGACTGTTTGGGGAAGGGCTTTGAGTTGATGGCCTTCCGCTCTGATTTAGGCTTACGTGGCTTCACAGGGCGCTCGCTGGACAGGGTTTCTGCATCAACTGGCACTATGAGCAGGCCAAGGGCGAAACGGGCCTCTAACGTCTCCTGTAGGCCCCGCAATGCGTAGAACAGCCATTCCTCTTTGCTGAGCATGTTCTGGTCCATGCAAAAATGGCACCCTCGGCACCCATCCACGACCGACAGGTCACTAGCCTTCATCCCCATGCCGTTTGATCCATCCTTGATGTGACAGGCAACGGTTGTTTCAGTGCCGCCAACGCAATGGCCGGGAATGCGGAACTTGCACGTTGCCCCTCTACTGCCATCAAGGTACTTACGAGACCGGATCACTTGGGGCCGCGCCCGGAATATTCCTTTCCTTTTGCAACCACCCTTGAGGAAGGATCAACGTAAACATCGCCACCGGAGCAAAGAGCGCCATTGACACGCACGGTTTTAGAGCCGTCGATATGCACGCTGTGCGCATGAAGCCAAGCCGTGATTGCAATTGCCACCTCATTGCCGGTCAAAGAGATGAGAACCCCCGGCCCGTACTCGGTTGTGCCATTTCCGTATTCGATCTTCATTCCATCCATCCTCCGTTCCGAGTGTCGGAAAACACAACCCCGTTGCGTGTCCCATATTCCGTGATAACCTCAATCAGGTCGCTCATTTGACGAACCGATAGCTTCGATGATCGAAAGCCAATCGGGAACGGACCCGAACCGTCTAGGCCCTCTGCGAATGCCACCTGATGCCCAAGGCTGTGCATGAAGGCACATTTCCATACCTCTGGCGTCCACTGGCGACCTTCAGGACGGGCTTTAGACACATCGCTGAGCATAGCCCACATCTTTGAATTGGCGTCTGCTGAGCGCGTCGGCTCCTTTATCGACACAACCCAATTTGCAGGCGCATTGAGTATCGCGGAGATACAGTTACGGCGTACCGTTTCGTTGACTAGGTGAAAGCTCGTCATGGCTTCCGCTCAATGACATGACCGCACCGAACGCAAATGTCTCGTTCGTACGAGCAATCTCTAGACGCTTCCATGAAATCCGTTGGAAGACGGTCAATCTTGGTGACGCGCTCCATGAACTTCATCATGACTGGATTGGTGTATGAATATCGGCCCTCAAACTTGTGACCAAGCCAGCTAGTACATTTCGGAACGGTCATTGCTGCATCCCATCAAAGTTAGGCGCCACATAGCCAGAGGCTAAGTCCGCCTTCTTGGCTTCATACGCCTCTCGCAGTTCGAGTTTGTCTGTCTGGCGCAGGTCCGACTTCCAGATAACTGCAAACACGGCCTTGAGGTCATCAGGCGTCTTTGCGGTGTTGATGTT